TGCAGTAATGAAACGCATCGAAACTCGATTTGCTATCTTACACGATATGACCAAAGCGGTTATCGCAGGCGATGTTCGTGCAATGATTGTAACTGGACCTCCGGGTGTGGGTAAATCATACGGTGTTGAAAAAGAACTAGACAAAAGTTCGATGATGGATGCTATTGCTGGACGCAGTATCAAATATGAAGTAGTTAAAGGTGCAATGACTGCACTGGGACTGTATGCCAAACTATACGAACACGCAGACAAGAATCATGTGCTGGTATTTGATGACTGTGATAGTGTGCTAATGGATGAGCTCAGTCTCAACATCTTAAAAGCTGCACTGGACAGTGGTAAGAAGCGTGTACTGCATTGGAATGCAGATAGTGCAAAACTTCGTGCAGAAGGTATTCCAAACAAGTTTGAATTCAAAGGCGGTGTTATTTTTATTACCAACGTTAAGTTTGAAAACATTCGCAGCAAAAAAATGCAGGATCATCTCGAAGCATTGCAAAGCCGTTGCCACTATCTAGATCTTACACTAGATACAATGCGTGACAAATATCTGCGCATCAAACAAATTTGCAACACAGGCGAACTGTTTAATGGGTACGATATATCCAAAGAACAAGAAAACGAAATACTTGACTTTATGAACGACAAAAAAGAAACACTACGTGAAATGAGTTTACGTATGGCACTCAAAATAGCTGATCTTACAAAGGTATCTCCGAATTGGAAAGAACTTGCAGAGAACACTGTTATGCGCCGTAGGTGAAGTAGATCGCCAGATATCTAGCTCCTGGGCGATCTAGCACTTGGCGGGCAGTTGCAAAAATGCACTGCCCGTCCTTTTTAAAAGAAAAACAAGATATGATACATATAACTTGGAGACAAGGGTGCTATGGGCACTATGTTATGCAATCAATTTATGCATATAGTAATCTAAGCAACGGCGCAGAAATAAAAATTGAATCTACTGGCAGTAGCCATGGGTTTGACCCTGGAACTTATTTTCGTCACGACCATAAGATGGAAGAAACTGCAGATGTAATAATTGCACCGAGTCCGGGGCATTATTTAGATTACTTAGACAATCAACTGGTGAAACAAGCAAATAACGATATAATTGAAAGTATAGAACTGAACTTCCCAGATTATAAAGAAAAATTAGGTAACTGGGATAATATTACGAGCTCAGACATTCCTACTTGGGTTATTAGAGAATGGATAAGTTTTTGGATAGATGATAACATAACAAGTTCATACCCAGATATCAATGGGCACATATCAGCACTAGATTTATTTACTAAAAATGTATTTCCAGATTTAATTAACCATTTAGGCTTGACTTTGGTAGCAGACACTGCTACAATGGAGAACAATCAACGCATTTGGATAGCACAACAACGTTATCATAACGCACAACATCGATGTACTGCATGGGTACTAGACATTTTAGAAGATCGTAATACCGAGACTCCGTGTCAAACTATAATAGATGAGGCATATGTGCAACACTGTTTGCGAGAACAAGGATATGAAATACGCTGCAATGGACTCGATGTGTTTCCGGCTACCAGTAAAGATTTGCGAGAAATAATTTATGAAAACAGCAACATTAGTAATAAATGACGAAGTCAACTTAAAAATCACTGGCTTAGATCTGGATGTTCGCAAAAAGCTAGTTAACACTTTTAAGTATGATGTGCCGCATGCAAGATATTTGCCAGCAGTGCGACTAGGCCGCTGGGATGGCAAAGTCGCATACTTCCAAATGGGTGGCAGTACATATTTAAACTTGCTGCCTGATATTATTCCTATACTTGAAGACTTTAACTACGATATCGAAGTCCAAGACAATAGGGATTATCGAACCACGTTTAAGTTTGAGCCGGTTACTGAGGAATCTTATGCTGATATACTTTGGCCAAAGAATCATCCAGCAGTGGGGCAGCCAGTTAAGCTGCGTGATTACCAAGTTGAAATTGTAAACAGTTTTTTAGAAAACCCACAATGCATACAAGAAATTGCAACAGGTGCAGGCAAGACTATTATGACTGCGGCATTAAGCGAACGTGTTGAAACTTACGGACGCAGTATTATTATTGTGCCAAACAAAAGTCTGGTAACACAAACTGAAGCAGACTACATAAACATGCAATTAGATGTGGGTGTGTTTTATGGTGATAGAAAAGAATTTGGGCACAAGCACACAATCTGTACATGGCAAAGCTTGAATGTACTGCTAAAGAATACCAAGAATCATAAAGTAGATATTACAATACACGAGTTCTTAGAGGACGTAGTAGCTGTTATTGTTGACGAAGTTCACATGGCAAAAGCAGATGCACTAAAAACACTGCTAACTGGTGTAATGAGTCAGATACCACTGCGCTGGGGATTAACAGGCACAGTGCCCAAAGAACAATTCGAATTTCAAGCACTGCACGTTGGGCTGGGCCCGGTGATCAATCAACTTGCAGCCAGTGAGCTACAGGAAAAAGGTGTACTTGCAAACTGCCACGTGAATGTAGTGCAGCTAGTAGACAATGCTGAGTTTACAAACTATCAAAGTGAACTAAAATATCTGTTTGAAGACAAGGGCAGACTAGACACAATCTCCGGAGTAGTTTTGGAAGTAAACAAAACCGGTAATACTCTTGTGCTAGTAGACAGAATATCAGCAGGACAAGAACTGTTAAGCAGACTAGGAGACAACGCTGTATTTGTAAGTGGTGCAACCAAATCCAAAGACCGACAAGATGAGTATGATGAAATAGCCACATCAACTGGTAAAATTATTATTGCAACGTACGGTGTTGCGGCTGTGGGTATTAATTTACCACGTATTTTTAATCTTGTGTTACTCGAACCTGGTAAGAGTTTTGTGCGAGTTATACAAAGTATTGGCCGCGGTATTCGAAAAGCAGAAGATAAAGATCATGTGCAAATTTGGGACATAACATCAACTTGTAGATTTGCTAAAAGGCACTTAACCAAACGTAAACAATTTTACAAAGAAGCAAACTATCCATTTACTGTAGAAAAGTTGAAATGGGATGAGTAATTGTTATAAACAAGTAAAAAACTATATGGGCAGGACTAAATGAAAATATTAACACTAGATAATACTGTATTCGAGTTGGATGCATTGCCAGAAGAAATTGATGACATGCGTTTTGCAATCTTTGATAACAGCGATCCAGCAAACGCAGATCATTTTTACATTCCGTTGATTTTCTTAGAAACGTTTAATAGTCCAGCACTAGTGCTTAAAATTGGCAATACTACTATGAAAATGCCCATTGACTGGCAAGTGCTAATCGGCGAACCAGATGTGGGCGACTTAGAAATGCTGGCACTTACTAGTATCAATGACAGGGGATTCAAAGTCTTTGAATTTAACCCATTGACTAGTTTTGCTCCTACTTACTTAGACATTGAAATTGTTGATGTGTATCAAGATGTAACTTGGTATGTGCCAAAGTTGAAGAATGGACAGATGCTGGCAGTACCAATTGATGACAGCCCTAATCCCCGCTGTGTGTACTTTGTTAAAGATATCTCTAGGAACTGTGAAATTGTTGACATCACGCAGGCATTTTAATGAGTGACAAGCTTAACATAGCAAACGAAATGCGTTGCTTTGATAGTAAAGACCGAGACTTTTACGACAGTCTCACTGACGAAGAGCGCAAAAAGTTTTCAAACTATCTGATGATACGCTGGGGAAGCAGTGTGCAGGGAAGCAGCGAGCTACAAGAATATTACTTGATATCCTGCAACGAGCGTTTTAACAAGCATTTCTTTGACATCAACAAACATCCAAAACTACAATGGTTGTGTGCAACAAGTGTCAGCCCGGGCATGGGAAATCACAGGCATCAGTGGATTGCACCTAAGAAAAAAGACAAAGGCAACAACATAGCAAAGAAAACGCTGATGGAGTTGTATCCAGCAATGAAAGCAGATGAAATTGACTTACTAAGTAAGTTAATAACCAACAAAGAGCTAAAGGAATTCATGCGTGACAGCGGCACCGCAGACAAAAAGTGAAGTCTATGTTTGCAAATATTGCAAGCGTGAGTTCAAACGTGAAAACAGTTTGTCTGTTCATCTGTGTGAACCAAAAAAGAGATTTCAAGAAGAAAAAGAAGTAGGTGTACAAATAGGTTTACAAGCCTATTTGCGTTTCTATGAAACAACACAAGGCAGTGCTAAAATAAAAACATTTGCAGATTTTGCTAAAAGTCCGTACTATAAAGCGTTTGTAACATGGGGAAGATATTGCCAAGCCATTAATGCTATAAATGTGCCCAAGTTTTTAAACTGGTTGCTTTCAAATAATAAAAAGATAGATCACTGGTGTAAAGAAGCATTGTATGATGAATACTTGCAACAATATATAAAACGTGAAGCACTTCAAGATGCACTTGAGCGTGGTATCAAGTACAGCATGAAATGGAGTGACAAAACTGGCAATCCAGCACACGACTTTTTACGATATGGAAACGAAAACACTGTAGCATTTGCAATATCAACTGGGCGCATTAGTCCGTGGTTATTGTTTAACAGCAAGTCTGGGCAAGACTATCTTGAAAACATGAACGGTGATCAGATTAAGATAGTGTGGCCTTGGATTGATCCAGACTTCTGGCAGAAAAAGTTTAAAGATTATCCAGATGACAAAGCGTATGCAGAAGAAATACTTAAAAAAGCAGGCTGGTAAAGGTTGACAAGTTGTATTACATGTGTTATAAGTAAAGCAACAAAAGGAGATACCAATGGGACTAACTCGACCAAAGATGTCACAAGTTCAAGTAAAACCTAAGCATAAAGACAAAAAGTTTTATCTTAGTGTAATAAAAGTAGCTGCATATCTAGGTGCATGTTATGCACTGTACAACGGCGGTGTTGTGCTCGGCGAAGCAATTTATGTTGCAGAGCTGCCAGCAGTTAATCTTGGGCAATGGTTTACATATGCAGCAGGGTTGTTTTTGGTGGCAAATATTACTTCGTTTATTCGCGACTTAGTATGAGTGCAGACGTCGACATTGACTTTGCTGACAGGCAAGCAATCATTGATTTAATTCAATGTACTTCTGCTAGGCAAAACGAACAAGGTCGACGTCATAACTCCGGTGTATATGTTACGCCTGTTCCGTATGATGCAAAAAACAATTGTGCTAGTATAACATACGACGAAGCTGAAAGTCGTGGATACTTTAAACTAGACTTTCTTAACATGAGTGTGTACACATCTATACGAGATCAGCAGCACTATGACGAATTGTTGGCAAAAGAACCTCAATGGGACTTGATGTGGACTAACAACGAGATTGCACAAAAGCTAGTGCATGTAGGTAACTACGTACAACTACTCAATGAAATGCGCCCAGACAGCATACAGCGTATGGCTGCATTTATATCTATTATTCGACCCGGTAAAGCACACTTGAAAAACAAGCCATGGGATGAAGTGTTTGCTAGTGTGTGGGATGGTGATAGTAGTGATGGGTTTGTGTTTAAGAAATCACATGCTGTTAGCTATGCAACGCTAGTGGCATTGCATCTTAATCTACTCTGCGAACAAGAGTAATACTACGGCGTTTAATTTTCTTACGTGACAGTTCTGCTAAACTTGTTGCAGGTCCAAGCAATATATCCAAGTCCTTGTTGATAAATGTTCTAAGATAAGGCCTAAATTGATCCCAATCATTTTTGAGAAAAATGTTGATGGGTATACTACGATTGCTTTCCCACCACCACTGCGATGCTAGTTCAATAAAATCTCGTTTTTGTTGATCGTTTACTATACTACCAAAATCGTATATAGTTGTAACTTGGTCATCTCGATTTTGAACCACACCGACATATTCGTTCTTTGCATATGTGCAAAACGTAATAAATGGATACCGCTCGGCGATCTTTTGGAAGAGTTCTACGCCCATAAATACCTTGTATTGGAGTTATAATTAATGTATTCTACCACTGTGTATTTATATCAACAAAAGCAACAGGTGTTATTAGTCGACACCAGTGGTGCGTATTTTCAAAGGAGATGGCAACCGGTGTATGCAAAGAAACTAAAAGTGAACCTAGGGGTTGATAATGTAATTCTTTTTGAATTTATCAACCAAGATCAAAAGCCTGTAAATATTTCAGGTAGTACAATCACATTCAGAATGATGAGCACTGATGGCGAGGAACTACTAGCTGCCAAGGACTTGGACATATTGTCGGCAGCATATGGCCGTGCCAAAGTGGTTTTATCACACGAATTGTTGAGCAGTATTGAAGCTCAGACTGCTAGCTGGAGTTTGGAAAGAGCAAGCGGAGAATTGTTTGAAGCAGTTTTCACTGATGCGTATTCTAGTGGCAGAGGGCAAGTGGATATTGTTGACAGTGTTTATCCAAACTATGTAGAAAGTGCAATACTTGAAGTACCTTCGCCGTTGAAACAAAATACGCCAGCTGCAAACAATGATAGAAATTATAGTAGTATAGCATACACTGCCGATAATACGTTAACAACTTTTCAACTTGACTTTGACAACTTTACTGGTAATGTAAAAGCACAAGGCAGCGATTCTCAACTTGGCCCATGGTATGACATCGGGTCACAAACAGTGTACAGTAATCAAGACACACGTGATTACATCAACGTTGATGGTACACATAATTGGGTGCGTTTTGAAATTAACCAATACGGGTATAGTGCAAGTGCAGTTGCAGAAGTTGCCGACGGGCGTGTTAGTAACATCTCATTAAATGGCGGCGGCGTTGAATGGTATGGCACAGGTAATCCCAATGTTGACATCGAAGGTGGTCGAGGAACAGGCGCAACGGCCACAGCTACAG